GCTAGTGCCATAGAAACTACATCGTCCGCTCCCGCCGCTGTCGCGGCCTCATTGTCTGTCGCCATTGGGATAAACCTCCAAAGAAGGTGCGCCAAACGTCTGGGGGGAACCGGGACGTTAGAACCGGGAGGCGGGCACGAAGTCCCTACTCGTCAACACAAGTAGCACACAGGCGCACACATGTCAATACACGGATGTCTCTTTATACGAGACTACTCTGTTATGGCGCGCAAAGACATTTGCGCAGAGGCGCGTGCAATGGGTCTGTGTGAAAACCGGATGAGATGCTTTTGGGATCTCTGGGAGAAATGGGATAGAAAAAGCTATAGTTCTGCACAAGTAATGTCAGTTTCTGACACATTTTGTGGGGTCATTTTGTGACAAAACGTAGGACGTTGCGCGCAATGTCCTGCGGGTTACAACAGTCGGCGAGCGGCGACTTGTAAGAAAAACAGGGCTGTTTTTCTTACGGATTTCGTTACAAATACAGAGTTGTTTCTATAACGGGGTTCCCGAGCGGGTATATCCGAAAAGCGGTTACAGAGATGCGGAGTTTTTGGCGCCCCGAAAAGGTATAGATCGGTAACATTTCGATTTTGTCGAATAGTTCAAACGTGGCTTGAACTATTGCGCAATTTGTATGCGTCTACTGGACTTTTGCCGCCTCGGCCCTAGTGGCTTCCAAGTAGTCCCACAATTCCACCAACGCATTGAGCTGGCCGTTGGCGTGGGCGAGGAGGCCGGCGTCTTTGGCGGTGGCCATGTTGCTGGCGAGGGCCACGCCGTCCGCGATGCGGTCTTGCAGGGCGACCATGACGGCTCGCCAGCAGGGCGGGGCTTGGTCGCGGGTGAAAGCGAGGGCGCCTTTGAAGTCGAACTCTTCGTCTTCAGAAACGGGGTAGCGGTCGATGGGGATGGTTTTGGTTTTGGTGAACATAGTCATATTCGGTATTCGTGAATGGCGAATGGTTAGATCCAGAAAGGATACATGGCCCTGTTGGCTACGATGACGTGCGGGCCGCACTCGCGGCAGATGGGGCCGAGTTGTTCGTCAACTCCGTGGATGTCTTCGATACGAAGCTGCTTGCTACACACGCCACAACGCGGCGGCTCTTTGCTGCGGCCTCGCCATGGGCGGACGCGCGGGGGTGGGGGAACTGTGCCGCTGGGGTTCATTTGCGGACCCCGCCTCCGAAGATTTGTGAGAAGATGTCGGCGCCGGCAGATGTTGGCATTGACCGAGCAATGTTGTAGCCGTGGCTCCACGCCTTGTCGTAGACCGCATCGAAGAACTTGCGCATGCTTTCTGGTGTGAAGTGCGGATCTTTTAGCAGGCGCGGGTTTTTGCGCGTCAGCTCGCTCCAGAAATAATCTTTGTCGCTCATCAGTAGCTCCCCCCTCCACGCGGGCGCAGGATGTCGCCTTCGACGTTGTTGCAGCCGGAGAGCACAAGCATTCTGACCAGATCAGGAAAATCTTTTGAGCTGCCCTTATTGCCGTCCGCGCCGGTCCATTCCTTCATACACCATATTAGGTTCTGGCAGTTCTCGCTGATGTAGAGCTTGGGCTGGTTCAGTGCGTCGAGCGGCTTCTGTGTGTTGTAGTGCAGCCAGTCATTGATAAGCCCGACACCTTCATCAATCGTGTCGCCGGGGGCGGCAGAGAAGTCCATGCCGAGGTCGCTCATCTCCTCGATCAGCGTGGTCGGGCGTTCCTTGGCCAACGTCTGGGCGTTGCCGTAGCGCGAATCCATCCATCTCTCAAAGATGCGCTCGCCGTTCTCGACGTTGCGGATTTCTTCGATGTATCGCTCTAGCCCGAAGCCAAAGTCTTTCTGCGCGGGGCCTTGGCGTCCGTCCGCCTTCTTGCCGTCCGGCTCGGCCCACATGCCGGGGTAGCCTACGCCTTCGACATACTCGTTCGGGCAGGGCCACTCGCGGTAAATGAAGCAACGGTTGGCACTATCGAACAGCGCCCAGATCATGGCCCAGTTGCGCGCGGAGCAGGGGTCTATGAATTGGTAGCGGGTGCCTTCCTTGGGAATCCACTCATGCTTGATGACGTGCACCTTGTCGTTGAACAGCGGGAAGCGGTTGTTGATGGATCGGGTCGGAACGCCATACGCACGGCAGAGGATCTTCTCGCGCGTCTCGTTGCGCAGCTCCTGCTGCATGCGCTCCCAGCCGGCCCATGGATTGTTCTTGGTCTGGAAGTAAATGATCGGCCGGCCCTTGCGCCCTGTCTGGACGATGGGCACCTTCTCGTAGCCGACGATGACCTTCTCGCCCTTGTTGTCCTCAAACTTGGGCAACAACTCCGCATCGCACTCCTCCACGTTGCGGGCGCCGGTGAGGTAGTCTTTTACCGTGGGCGAGTAGCCTTCAATGGGGGTGAACGTAACGATAAGCACGCCGTTCCTGTCGAGCAGACGGAAGCGCAAGGTCTCCAAGAAATCCAGCGGCACCAACTCGTCGCACCATGCTATGTCAATCTCGCCGCCTTCGATGGTGCTGATGTCCTGCGCGTAGTTGCGAAAGATGCACTGGCTGCCATTCGGTGCGACGAACTTGTTTTCGGTAAAGCCACCTTTGACCGAGTAGGTGATATTCGTGACCGTGCCCTTGCGCGCCTGCCGCCAGTCGGCCGGCAGATATTTGAAGACGCGGGGTTGCATCATCTCAATGCTGTTGGGGGCGGTGGTCTGGAAACACCACGCCACGGATTGTTTCTTGTGGTATAGGCGGTGGATCACCTCGCGCGCGGCCCACTCCGTTTTGCCGGATCTGTTGCCGCCCATGACAAGGATCTCGCGGTTATCCTCCAGTAGCTGGCTTGCCTTGCTCCAGATCGGCGGGCGGTAGCCGTATCTATAAGGATCTACTTTTTCCTTTAAGATTAGTTCTTCCCGCTTGAGCAACAGATCCCAGCCCTTCTCCGGCCCGATGGCCAAGAGCACATCCTTGGGCGGGAGCTTCATCACCGGATGCGGCGTCGGTGTGAAGCGGGAGCGGGGAGTGGATTTCTTTTCGCTCATCGTAAAGAAGTGGTGGCAGCACCCCCCAGTGCCGCCACCGCGCATTGGCAGACGTATAGCGTGGCGCACGGGCCTCCCGGCCCATTGTTACGCTTGGCCTGTTGTCCTTTGCGCAAAGTCATGCGAATGCTTCCTGCGGCTCGCAAAACCGCACATGCTGCTTCGGCACCGTATAGTTGCGGCAGCGGCGGCCTTGCTTGGGGTCGTAGACTTCTTCGACCTGCCAGTGCTTGCGGGTCCAGCCATAGACGACGGCGGCCACGGTGCGGGTGGCGTTTTCGATGACATAGGCCAAGACCGGCGTGTCGGCTTTGGCATCTACCTTGTAAGCCTCGTCCACGATGACGGTGGGATACGGATAATCCTCGCGGCTGGTGAAATGCAGGTTGGTGCGGACCTTGTGCTCGACGCGGCCTTGCACCATCAAGTCCCCGTTGTCGGCGTATTGCTCGCGCACGGTCGCATCGGGGCGGGTGCGCTGCGGCGGTAGCCAGACTTGCATTCCTGTCTGACGCAAAAGGTCAGCAAAATCGTTGACCGCCTTCCGGCTGGCGCTCAAGTCGCCGAGGAATTGCTGGTCGGATTTCATGCGGGTGTGTGCGGTTGTGTGCTGGTTAGGCGTCAGAAACGTCCTCAATATCCAAAGTCGGATTCGGCGCACTGACGATCTGGTCGATGCGGACGGTGAGCCATTCGCCGTTGTCCTCGCGGATGACGGTGACGTAATCGTTCTCGCCGCCGCCGTTCTTGCAGTAGATGAGCGTGCGGCAGGGGGCGTCCTTGCCTTTGACGTAGACACGCTCGCGGTCGGGGAAGAAGGCGATCATATCAAAAGAGAGACAGGGCCACCGGCATTTCAGTGCCCAGACGCACATTGGAGCCGGTGATGGTTAGCGTTCCCTGCCGGGGGCCTCCTACACCGGCACATGCGTCCGGTTCAGAAGCCATGACCGCTTCGCCTATCTTGCGAAAAGCCCCATGGGCTTTTGTCAGCGAGGCGGCACCTTTGTTTTGACGGGGACGGCGAGCGCTCACCTTTTCAGCGCACAAGTTGCCATGGTGACGGTAGCAGTGGGGTGTCATATTTACGGGGCTGACACGGGCCGTAAGCCTTGCTACCTCTTGACCACAGGATACACCATACGGTGCTCCTCGGTTACTGCGCTGCCCGACAAAGTAATGGGCAGCAGGCTTCGCTTTTGTTGCGCTTACGAAGCTGGCGGTTATGTGACTAGCGGGGCGAATGCCTCCTGCCGGCGCAATACCTTTGACTGCTGCTAAAAAGTTCATTTGCCCTTGCGCTTCCTCATCTCGGCGCACAAGGCGTCGGCCTTGCGCTTGGCGGCTTCGGCGACCAGCTTCTGCCGCTTGCTCTTGAGCAAGGTGATGGTCTTGTCGATTTCCTCGATCTCGGGTGTCATAATGCGATACTTCTCCATAGTGTCAGGGTTGCACGGTGACGTGCCACAAGCCGATCTGCGCCACGGCGTAGCCGAACCAGATGAGGCCATTCCAAAAGTTGTGATGGATAAACGCTTGGTCGATGGCGACGGCGAAATACATGAAGCCGACGATGGCGATGAGGACGGCGCTGGTCACTTGGCCTTGAATCCTCCGCGCTTGGCCTTCATGTCGGAGTAGACCTTCGGGCTGACGGTTGACTTGCTTTTGGGCCGGCTGGTGCCAGCGGCCTTGCGGGCGTTGATATTTGCGTAGAGTCCTTTTTTCATTAGCAACTCCATGCCTTGCGGCTCCAGTAGTTGGCCGAGAGCTTGTCGCCCGCGCCCTTGATGCCGCCGCTGCGGGCGCAGTAGCTGGCCTTGCGGGCTGGCTGATCCTTCTTGATCGACATGTTGGGGTCGCCGAAGCGGACCAACTTGGTCTGGTCGCCAGACTTGGCCAGCACGGCAAACTTCTTGGGGCCATCCGGCGTGCGCTTGGGCTTGTTGTAGCCGGAGAAGGTTTCTCCTCGGTATTTGATGCTCATGGTTTTTTATCCAGTTTGTGTCTGGCGCATTTGTAGAGGTAAGCGATGAGGTAAGCGCCGGTCTCCTCGTCGCTGGATTCGATGTGTTTCAAGAAGTCACTGACAACGTGATACAACTCATGCACTAGGCTGCCGTGGTCGTTGTCGTGGTCTTCGATCCAGATAAGCGCCCAGTTGCCGTGACTCATGCACCATGCGGCGGCCGTGTCATCGGGGGCGTTCTCGGGATCATTGGCGTCCATTTCCATGAGGGCCGCGCAACGCTTCAGCGCCATCGACTGCGGGGTGCTGACGTAGAACTCTACGCGCAGCCCGAAGGTGTTCTCGTTGACGGTGAAGCGGCGGGGCTTTTTCATGCGGCTTGGGCCAAGGTCGTGAACGCCGGCTGCCTCGGGTCGTAGCCTTTGACGTGGCGCCACAAGATGCAGGCGGCTTTGAAGGCTTCCCAATGCGGGACAAGGCTATCGTGCTTGTAAGGTTCGACGCGACCGACTTCCGTGGTGGAGATGTAGACGTTGTAACCGTGAATGGTGTGCAGTTGGTCTTCGCCCCACTTGGCCACGGCATAGGCGGCGAGCTGCATGCCTTGCGTGTCGTATGGACCGACCTTCTGCTTGGGCTTGGTCTTGCGGGTCTTGTAGTCAATGACCATGCGGGTGCCGCTGGCGTCACGCGCCAGCACGTCACAGCGGCCGGCGTAGCCGTATTCCAGATTGACGAGTGTTGTCTCGATCTCGTCATAGGTGATCTTGTTGTTCTTCTTCCACTCCATGACGGGGGCGACATAGGCCCACATGTCTTCGGGCACCGCGCTCGGGCCTTCCATGAGCAGCTTCTCCAAGGCGTCATGCACTTTGCTGCCGAGATCGGCGGCGGCGGCAACCGGGGCCTTGCTGGCTCCAATGACTCGCTCGCAGAAATACTCAATGGTCTCGTCGCCCTTGGGCGGGGTGTTGAAGGCGGCTATCGCAACTTGCGTGGCCTTCCAGTTGAGGAGGGCGGGCTTGTCGAGGATGCCGGTGTATCCAGTGACAGAAGGCAAGAGCATGAGCTTCTTGGCGTCGGCCAAGGTGGTGTCTTTCAACCCGCTGCCGTCTTTCTTGGGCAACTGGTGGCAGGGGGTGCCGTCCGGCCGATACCAGTGGCCGCCGTCTACGGATTTTGATTCAGATAGGATTGCCATAACTTTGGGTGGTTGCGGGGGCCGGTAATACTACGGCCCCCGCTGTTACCACTACGGACGCTTACTCCGTTGCCAGACCCACGCTCCACTGATGGTGTGGGAAATCTGTGTTTCTTTGTTGGCTTCGCGGGCATCGGCCACGACGGTTTCCATCATCCACGTTTCGTTGGACGAGTAGGGACCGGCGAAGCAACGATAGCCTTGCTTGGTGAGGTCAGGGTTTCTTGCGGCCATAATCAAAACGGGATCTCCGCTCCGCTGTTGTCGTTGGCGGCATCGGCGCCGAAGTCTTCGACGCTCGGGACTTTGCCTTTCAACTCGTCCATGACCTCGGAGATCGTGCCGATGTTGATGTAGGTCTTGTCGCCGCGCTGATCCTCGACAAGCGTGAGCTGTGCGCCCCTGCCCTTGAGGGTTGCGGTGTCGAAACCGTCCTTGGGCGACTCACCAAGCCAGCTTGTGATGAATTGGCGCAGGGCCGCTTTCTCATGCAGGCTGATCGTGAATGCCCGAGTGGCAATCTTGCGGAGAGAGCCGTCTTTGCACTTCACGCCAAAGATGAAGCGCTCGCGGTTCTTGAGTTCATAGTCCTCGTCGTTGGTGGAGCCATAGGTGGCGCCATACTTGAGGACCCGGTCGTTGTAGGAATCCACTACGTCGAGACAGACGGCGAGGTGGA